TGTATTGTCCTGACGCTGCTGCTTCTTCTCCAGCCTGCGTGTGAACCCAGAGGTGTGGGCTTCCTGCACGTTTGGAGCATTCTGGCTTTAGCCACTCTGGCATGTCTTGGCTCCACTCGTAGCCTCTGAATTGCCAAGATTTAACGATCATAATTTATCCTCCCGTTCATCGAAGTGGTGAGCCAGTCTTCGTAGCTCTGTTGCTGTGCCTTTGGTGATGACGCCTGTGAATAGTGGGCGTCGATCCTTTGCGTGTACGGCCTCTCCAGCGATTACTGCGTAGGTCGTGTCGGTCAGTTCAAAAGTCAGGTGATCGACTTTGAACTGCTCTCGTTTAATTGCCTGTCTGGTCAATGCATTCCCTCTTTTTTTATATTTCTGTGGATATCAAACAGCGCCTCCCCAGCACCGACCATAATTTCTGGGAACATATGATCTAGATCATATGAGTGTATGATTGTTGCGATTACTGCCATGACTTGAGTGTCGCTCATTTCGTCTGGCATTGCTTCCAAGATTTCGTTCAAGTCATTTGCTGTCATATTCTGTCCTGACGTTTTGATATGCTTTTCGTAGCATTCCTCTGGCCTCTTCTAGCATTGTGAGTGCATCATTGAGGTCTGGAAAGTCATCGGGCGTTATTTTGCATGACAACATATGTGAGATTGTCAGGTCAAGTTTTGATAGAATTTGACCCAACTCTTCAATGCGTTCAAGGCTCATAGCGTGAACCTTGATACGTTATGCGCCCAGAGGTTAAAGCTACATTTGGATTGCTCTGGGCTTCCCCACACTTCTGCCTTGGCTATTTTGCCTTTGCCGTGCATTCTAGCCAGATTGTTATTGATGTCTTTATCTGTTGTGGCTGCATGGTCTGGGTTGTCTTCGCGGTATGCTGCGATCACTTCGGACGTGATGAGATATGTGTCTGCGGCTTTTAGAACTGCCTTTAGGTCTTCCGCGATTTGTTGCGGCGTTTGTTTTTGCCGCTCAATAATTTCGGTTAGGACGCCATGTTCTGGCTGCTCTGGACTTTCCTCTGGCAGACTTTCCTTGAGCTTTACGCAACCGACTGCGCGGTATGGTATTGTTTGCGCCTTGTCTGGATGATTTGGCACGACTTCCATTAGCACTTGATCGCCTACAGATAGTTGTAGGAACCGTGCGAGATTGTTGGTGATGAAGGTGTTTTGGCCTTCTGCATCTACAGCGAATGCGCTGTAGTGCTGGGTGATATTTGTGATTAACCCGTGAATTTTTTGAAGTTCCATTATTTTCTCTCCTGATTGATTTGACGAGGGGGCAGTTTTTACCGCCCCCTTTCGCATTACATTTCGTTGTAGATTTTTTGCAGCTTATCGAATGCGTAGACTGCTTCTTCGCGGTTTTGCACAAATGGAAGAATTTCTAAGATTGCGAGTTCACGAATTTCTTCTTTGGTTTTACCTTTGCAGAGTTCCTTGACGCTTGGCTTCATTTTTTACCTCCTTTCTTTTTTGACTGTGACTTACAGATAGAGATTTACTTTATATGTTCAAGTTTTTTCTTTACTGTCTGTAAAGTTTATTTCAAAAGTCTGTTTCGTATTCCTCTCCCACTTCGATTGCGATTTTGATTGATGCAATTTGGTTTGTTGCTGCGATGATTTCGCATTTTTTTGCGTTATCGAAATGCAATCCATCCAGCATTTGTTCTTGCTGTCTCAGCACATCATCCAAGAGCGGATAGTTAAACTGTCGAATTATCATTTTTCTCACCAATTTTCTCTATTAATTCTTCCAGTGCTTCTGTTGCTGCTGGATTGAAGATGGTTCGCATTGCGGCTTGATTGATGCGCCGAATTTCTTGGCGCACCTCTGTGAGCGTATCTAGATCATCTTGGTTCATTTAATCCTCCTCCTGAGTTCGTCTGAATATGTCATGCCTTGGTCGGCATAGAAGTTTTCTTTTTCGGGGTTCCAGCCTTTCATGGCTTCCCGCGCATTGCGGCAGTCTTGGATAATGAAGACGAGGGCGTGGTAGTCCACGCTCTTGGCGTGGTCTTCCCACTTTTTAAACTCTGCTGCGGTTGCGCCACTCATTGTCCGATACCTTTCAAAAATGTTTGGGCCTCATTGATCCACTGGCTTAGAGACAAATGTTTTAGCCGATACACATAGACGCTGTGATCATCGTAATCATTGATGTCGCCATTATCGAAGACGAAATAAAAGTAACCGTCTGAAGCATATAGATTGAGGTGTGGGTTACCTACTGCTTTGATGATTTGATTGCGTGTCATTATTCTGCCTCCCATGAACTAGCACCACCGCTCTCAAATTTCTTCATCAAGCCTTTGTTGCCAGAATGATAAAAAGCCCTGACGATTTCATTGCCTTTCATCAGGACAACGTGTTCGCAACGTCCACCCCATCCATCGCTATCAGTCCAGCGTTTTAGGATTTCCCAGCCTTTATCTTCAGCATCAGCAAGGACGCTGTCCATGCCTACCAAGTCTTTTGCGGCTTTGCGCTCTGGGCCACCGTTTAGTTCCCACTTTAAGTAGGCCAGTTCTTCGCGGTCATATTCACTGAGTTTTGTCATTTTTTTTCCTCTCTCTCTTACACACTACAAATAGATACTTTTACGGATACATCAAGAGCCATCGATAAATTATTTACTTTATTTTTTGCTTATTTATTGCAGATCAGTAAATGCAATAAATCAAACCGCCCTAAGTACCTTGTTTATATATATAATATTATTATTATTATTATTATTATATATATAGTGTATTACTGCCCCCTACCCCCTACCCCCCACCTATGTATGAGGGGGGTGGAGGGTGAGGAGTATAGACGCCCCCCAAGGTACTGCAAAAATGCAATAAATACACAAAATACATACCCCGTTGAAATCATTGACAAATACCCCGATGTTTAGTGATGCAGTAAATCATGCAGTTAATCGTCTCGGCATTTGTCGAGGGCTTTCTCAGCCAACATTGCGTAAAACTGCACCCCCTCGCTCACATTCGCGACATCCCTGATCTCCTCCAGTGCGTCCCTCATTATTAAGTTTTGCTCGTAGATTTTTTTCCACTGCTCTCGCTCAAACATTATGCCCCCCCTATTGTATGCTTGGTGCAAACCAAGCCATCGTCGGACGGCCCCGCTTGCCCTCGTTTAAGTTTCGGCACTCTATGCCCCTATCGTTTGCCAGCGCGTCTAGAACGTCTCCACGCTTACGTCTGTCCATGTTTGCGAATGCCCCTACCGATCTGGTAATCTGGCTCTCTGTGATGCCAGCCAGCCCCGCTGTTTCGATCTTGGTAAAGACTGCCTTGCAGCAGGCATCGAAGGGGCCATCTGCCATATTGGCCTTAAACATCTTGATGGTTTCGGTGGCGTAATGCTCGACGTAGTCGATGCTCCACTGCATTGCATCCAGCCCGATACTTTCCTGTCCCATAGACCGCGCAATGATCAGTGACAGCCGCATGGCGATCTCTCTGGATCGATTGTACATAGCCTCCAGCCCAGTGCCTGCCTCTGCCCTAATGGCGTCCACCAGCCGCTCCTCGTAGCGTCTCAGGATCGCCTTGGCCTCTGGTGTGAATGCCACCTCCATTGGTGAGGGCGGCACATCGTGCGTTGATCCGGGGTCTAACGTCCCGTTAACGGCGTGGGCGTGATCAGTGGCCCAAGACTTCAGCCGCTCTGAAATTGTGGACATTGTGATTTCTTGCGATAGCTGAACGCCGATATCGGTCTTCACGATCAGGAAGCGGTTCAGCAGCCCAGAAGCCACATCGCCCCCTCCGATTGCCTTCATAAATTCGCTAGGGGTGGACATCCCCACCAACGTCAGGGAGGGACGCCTGACCACCTTCTCCAGCTTTTCGGCCTCGCTGGCCTTCATTGTGTTGGTTGCATAGCCAGCCTGCCGCATGACGCCGTCTGTGCGGCCAAAGGCTTCCATGATGGATGTCAGGGCATCGGCCTTGTGTTGCATTCCAGTGGCCGCTGCCGACTTGAGCATACGTCCCATCTCATCGATCACGCTGACGTGAACTGGCTTTTTGGTCAGGGTGGACATGACGCCTGCGCCAGAAGTGTAGCCTGCTGGCCCGATCAGGTCTTCCAGCCCCGCCTCTTCAAGAAGCCGCTCCAGAACGGTCTTGGTATGTTCTTTGCCGCTGCCTGTCTCACCAATGTTGAGCAGATACAAGCTGGAGAAGTTCCGCTGGTTTGTCACCCAGCGCCTGCCCATTACTGTGGAGCCAAAGGCGATGGCCGCTTGAACAGCAAACTGGGGCTGCGGCTTGATGGCGGTGACAGAATAATAATTGACCACGTCTTGCAGAACGCCCGGTACTGACAACAGGTGATCTGGTATATTACCCAGCGGCTCTGTCTTGGCTGCTGGCGTGGACATAATTGATGCCGCCACTTTTGCGCCATGCTCAATGGCCTCCTGATCATATTCGTGATCTGGATTGTTGGTCACGTTGAGAAACGCAGCGGCGTCTTTAACCGCCTTGGTGACATTTCCCATGTGTTCGTACTGGCACCAAAGCTCAAAGCAATCGAAGCTGTGGGCCGAATCAAACGGGTCACTGGCATGGTGGCTGTAGGCGCGGCCATCATCAAAGACCTTGACTCCTGCCAGCTTGGATGTGCTGTTGGGTGATAGAAAGCGATCCTTGGCGGTTTGTTTATAGCCGTACTGTTTTAGCAGGCTGTGCATATCGTGGGCCTCATTAAAGGCGTCGATGACAGACGTACCGTCACCCTTTGGCCTTGGCCTGCGCGGTGGCTGAAATTCTGGCTCACGCCGCCAAGGGCAGATGGCTTGCATTTGGGGCCGAAATTTATCCCACTCTCGCCAGATTGTGAGAAGCTGCGGCGGTAGGTCTGGCAAGCCATCGAAGATAGATCGACCAGACCACTCGTAGGGACGGCCCGTGTCTGGATGGATCGATGGCGGCAGCACATCCTGCACGGCCCCAGCGCGAAGCTCAAAAACCACCTCTGTTTTTCTGGGATCACCCTCGACGGGCCAACTAATTTTATGGGTGATTAAATCTGGCGGTGCCTTGAAGATCAGCTTGCCTCGATTTTCGCGCCCAATGATTTGGGGTGCCGACTGCATTAGCTGTGAGAAATCGATGCCAAGCTCTTCGAAGATCAGCTTGGTGTATTCCACATGATCGATGTCCACGGCACACGTTCCGCTGGCCCCGTGCAGCAATCCCACATTATGGGTGGGGTTCTGCTCGTAATACAGACGCGCCTTCTCTGGATCGCTCAATGCCTGCTCTGGTTTTTGCCAGCCAAAACGGGTTGGGCCTTTTGTGCCAGCGGGTATCGTAACCAAATACCAGCCCAGCTTGGAGCAATACTCTTCCACGTTAGTCATTTTTTTTGACCCTCTATTTATATACGGTGAGATATTCTGACAATTTCCTCCAAGTGTTCAGACTGATTCGTTCATTGCCTGTCGCCACGGCCTTCACCGTGGGGTGCGACAGCCCAGATTTTTCTGCGACAACGGTTAGTCTGCGATCTTGCAGGGCGTCCCGTATCGTCTCAAGAGGTATCATATTGTCCATTGCAGTCTCCAATTTTGCATTATTTCAAAAAAGAGCTTTACACCATAAAATAAATTTCGTAAAGATCGGCTTGTAGAAAAAGTGAATGTGAAAAAATGGAGAACGAAATGGAAAATATCAATGTCGATATTCTTGCCTCTGATTGGCTGGATATTAAAGCTCAAGAGAAGGCGCTGACCGCAAAGCGCCACGCGATTGAAGAGCAGATCGCAGCGGCCCTAGAAGTCAAAGACGAGGGGTCAATTTCCCACAAATTGGACGGCCACAAAGTTACGCTGACACAGCCCGTGTCTCGTAAAGTTGATGCTATTGTGTGGGACAAAGTATCGAAAAAAATACCCCAACATTTGCAGCCAGTCAAACACACAATCAGCGCGGATGCCGCTGGCTGTCGTTATTTGCTCGCTAATGAGCCAAAGTTGTGGGCCAAGATCGCGCCTGCCTTTGAAACCAGAACAGGCAAAATCGGCGTTAAGATTGAGGTGCTTTGATGCGTATCGATTTAAATGCAAGCGACACTGAGCTTTTAATCGAAGCGTTGGATTTTAGTTTGGCCTCGACAGGGATGCTGTCTCCTTTCACTCGGAAAGACCGCGAAAGGGCAAAAGCCTTAAAAGATAATCTTGAGGGAAACATGAAAATCCCATTGTTGTTGGAAGAGCAACGCAAAGAGATCGAAAGATTGTCGAGGTTAAATAATGCGCCTGACTGATGTCGAGCTAGAGATGCTGATTGCTGCTCTGGACGCTATCGTTGTGATGGATGGCGAAGACTGGCGATCAACAAAACTTAGATTAGAGCGTAAATTAAATCGGTGGCGCGACCACCCAGACTTGGAGTTTGCAAATGAACCGCAGCATGGATGAAATTTTGGACGAGGTATTTAGCCTTGTTTTTGGGAGGGACTGGTAATGTTTAAGATCGAAAAGGGGGTGCCAATGACGGCACCCTCGCGGGACAGGTCGGGCAAGTGGAAGGATTTGCTGGGTCAAATGGAAGTTGGCGACAGCGTTCAGCTTGAGAGCCAGACGCAAGCCACATCCATTCGCAATACAGCCAAGCGTATGGGGCTACTGGTGCGTTGCCAGCAGCAGGAAGATGAAAGTTTTCGGGCATGGAGGATTGAGTAATGGCATGTTGGGTTCGTTTGCGATCAAAAATTGAAGGAAGGACAAATATTGTCGCTGTTAATTTAGATCACGTTAAAATGATAGAAACATGGGGCGGTAAGCATAAAGAATTAAACGGCAATAAATCATTGTTGATCTTTAATAACGTCCATGATGGGTACGATTTTTTGCACGTTGTTGAAACTCAAGAGGCAATTTTGAAAGAGATGTCATCGTTGTCAGCAGACAGAAAAAGTATGGCACAGGTAGAATGGGAGAATTATCGTGGCGATTGATCTAAAAACACTGAGCAAGCCAAGCGGCCAGCGGCCTATTATCTGCACTCTGTTTGGCGAAGGTGGAATGGGGAAGACTACACTGGCTGCTATGTTTCCTAAACCTGTGTTCATCAGGACAGAGGACGGCACAGCCAGTCTTGCAGGCAATGACAACGTAAGCCTGTTTCCACTGGCAACGTCTACACAGGACGTGCTGGACGCGATTGAGGCGCTTGCCACACAGAAGCACGACCACAAGACGCTGGTGATTGATTCGATAACCCAGCTTGGGACTATGGTCGAGGCAGAGATTGTCCAAGCTGACCCCAAGGCCAAGTCGATTAATCAGGCTGGCGGCGGTTACGGCGCTGGCTATAGCGCAGCGGCTGAGAAGCACAGGCAAATCAGAGACTGGGCGGGATCACTCG